CAGGTGCAGCAGGCTCAGGCTCAGCAGCAGATGCAAGACCCGCTCGTCCAGCTCCAGATGCAGGAAGTGCAGATCAAGCAGGCTGAGCAGCAGCGCAAGGCGCAGAAGGATCAGATCGACGCGCAGTTCCGGGCGCAGCAGTTGCAGCTCGAAGCGCAGCGTATCGCGCAGCAGGGGCAGCTCGACCAGCAGAAGCTCTACGCTCAGGTGGGGCAGTCGATGACAACGACTTCGGCGGAGCGGGAGAAGCTGATGGCGTCTCTTAGCGTCGATGTTCTGAAACACCTGTCTGATAAGTCTGCTCAGTCCGCCGACCGTAACGCGCGTGGGGCGGAGGCGAAGGTGGGGAATCTGACCCAGCTCGCGCGGGACGCGGAGAAGCACCGCGCTTCCGGGCAGCAGCAGATGGAACAGCATAACGCGCAGCGTAATCAGCAGTTGATGCAGCACGCGGCGCAGTTACACCAGGCGGCAGCGGCCCCGCTGAAAGGAACCCAGCGATGAACGACATGACTACCTATTTGCTCCGGGAGTTCCAGGAGCGCATGGACGCTCTAGCAGCGGCGGTGTCACACGGCGCCTGCGGGTCATACGAGGAGTACAAATATACATGCGGCCAGTTACGAGGTCTTGAAGCCGCGTGTGGAGTTGTCAAAGACCTTCAAACCCGTATGGAGAAAATGGATGACTGATACATCAACACTGGCTACAGACGCCGGTGCCGCTGAAAAGGCGACACAGCTACCGGTACCTGCTGGCTATCGTATTTTGTGTGCCGTCCCGGACATGGACAAAGAGTTCGGCAGTGGGCTGATTAAATCGGACGTGACGCTACGTAACGAGGAGACGCTTACCACTGTACTGTTTGTCGTGAAGCTCGGGCCGGATTGTTATAAAGACCCGACGCGGTTTCCGAGCGGGGCGTGGTGCGCCGAAGGGGATTTCATCCTCATTCGCCCGCATACCGGCTCTCGCATTGTCATTCACGGCAAAGAGTTTCGGATCATCAACGATGACAACGTGGAAGGTGTTGTCGCCGACCCGCGTGGTATTTCCCGCCGATAAGGAGGCATCATGGACAATTACCAATTCCCAGACGAGCAGAATAACCCCGATGCCGACGCGCCGGAGTTTGATATTGAAGTAGAAGACGATACCCCGGAAGTTGACCGTGGGCGAACCCCCATGCCGAAGGCGCTGGCGGATGAGTTGGACTCCGAAGACCTTGACAAGTATGACGCGACGGTTAAGGAGAAGCTCAAACAGATGCGAAAGGTCTGGCACGACGAGCGCCGTGAGAAGGAGAGCGCCCTGCGGGAGCACCAAGCGGCGCTACAGTTTGCCAGCCAGGTCGTCGAAGAAAACCGCCGATTGAAGGGGGTTGTCCAGGCTGGGGAGACCGAGTACGTCGCTGCGACAAGTACTGCCGCAGAGATGGCCTATGAAAAGGCCAAGGCCGCGTACAAGGAAGCCTACGACATGGGGGATAGCGACGCCCTCATCGCCGCACAGGAAGAGCTTAGCCAGCGGAGCATGCAGCTTAACTATCTGAAAAATGTGCGCATCCCTGCTTTACAACAGCAAGTAAATGATGTACAACACGCACCTGAGCCGGCCTATCAGGCTCCTGACATCCCCCGTCCGGATACCAAGGCGTTGTCGTGGCAAGAGCACAACCCCTGGTTTGGTAGCCACAAGAGCATGACAGCGTATGCTCTTGGCGTGCATGAGGACTTGAAGGATGCAGGTGTCGAGATAGGTTCGGAGGAGTACTACGCCGCGTTGGACAAAACCATGCGTGAGCGGTTCCCTGACGTAGTTCAGGGGGGTCGGGGTCGAAACTCGACTGTGGTGGCATCGGCGTCTCGCAGCACAGGGCCTCAAAAAGTCCGGCTGAAACAGAGCCAGATGGCGCTTATCAAGAAGTTGGGCATAACGCCCGAACAGTATGTACGTGAGTTTATCAAGGAGAATCGAAATGGCTGAGCAACGTACCCCCCGTGAAGTTACTGGGCGCAGTGCGTCTGAGCGTCCGAAGCAGTGGCAGCAGCCAGAGCTTCTTCCTGAACCGGATCAGAATCCGGACTACGTATATCGCTGGATTCGTGTGGCGACGCTCAACGCAGCAGACCCACGTAATCTGTCTACGAAGCTGCGCGAAGGTTGGGAGCCGGTACCGATTGAGGAACAGCCGAAGTTCAAACTTTTGCTGGACCCGAAGTCGCGGTTCAAGGACAACATCGAGATTGGCGGACTGCTGCTGTGCAAGACTCCCAAGGAGTTTGTGGCCCAGCGCAACGCACACTTCAATCTCCAGACGCAGGCGCAGGCAGACGCTGTGGATAACAACTTCATGCGCCAGAACGACGCGCGTATGCCGCTCTTCGCAGAGCGTAAATCGTCGACTAGTTTTGGCACTGGTAACTAATTAAGGAGTCCAAAATGGCTTACCCCAATGTTGATGCCCCTTACGGGCTCAAGCCGGTACAGCGCATCGACGGCTTGCCGTATGCTGGCGTATTCCGTCAGCTCCCCATCGCCTCTGGTTATGCCACGGGTATCGGGTTCGGTGATCCGGTGCGTACCAACGCCGGTAATGTTGAAGTGTCGGATATGACCGGTGTCGGTTCCGCTATCGGAGTTTTCGTCGGTTGCTCTTACACTAACCCCACCACCAAGCAACCCACGTTCAGCCAGCAGTGGCCGGCGGGTATGGTTGCGGCTGATGCCAAGGCGTTTGTTGTCGATGACCCGAACGTCCTGTTCAAAGCCGCCATCACCACCTCTGGCGTTGATGTTACTGGCGTGGCAGCGTCCGCTGTCGGCAAGAACATCACGGCGCGTACTACCGGCAGCCCGAACACGGCGACTGGTAACTCCACTATTGGCCTCGACTCTGCGACGGTCGCGGTTACGGCAACCCACGGGTTCCGTATTGTCGCCGTAGTTCCGGAGTCTGAGTATCAGAGTGGGGGTACCAAGTATCACGAAGTCCTGGTGAAGATCAACACCCACCAGTACAACAACACCACTGGCGTCTAAGGAGACTGAATCATGGCTATTTCTCGCGCACAGCTCCTCAAGGAGCTTGTACCCGGCCTGAACGCCCTGTTCGGTCTGGAGTACTCGAAGTATGGTGAAGAGCATAAGGAAATCTACGACACGGAATCTTCGGACCGCAGTTTTGAAGAAGAAACCAAGCTGTCTGGCTTTTCTGCTGCCCCGGTCAAGTCGGAAGGTGCGTCGGTTGCATACGACAACGCACAAGAAGCCTGGACCGCTCGCTACACCCACGAAACCATCGCTATGGGTTTCAGCCTGACTGAGGAAGCCGTTGAGGATAACCTCTACGACTCTCTGGCGGCTCGCTACACCAAAGCGCTGGCCCGTGCGATGGCGTACACCAAGCAGGTGAAGGCTGCTGCTGTTATCAACAACGGCTTCAACGCGGCTTACACTGGTGGTGATGGCGTGCAGTTGTTCTCGACTGCGCACCCGCTGGTGTCTGGTGGTACCAACTCGAACACGCAGGCAGTTGCTGCTGATCTGAATGAGACCTCGTTGGAGAACGCGGTTATCCAGATTTCGCAATGGACTGACGAGCGTGGCCTGTTGATCGCTGCCAAGCCCAAGAAGCTCATCATCCCGCCGCAGCTCCAGTTCGTGGCGACCCGTCTGCTGGACACGGAATACCGCGTCGGTACCGCTGATAACGACATCAATGCCATCAAGAGCAATGGTGTGGTTCCTGGCGGTTACACGGTCAACCATTTCCTGACCGACCCGAATGCGTTCTTCCTGACCACGGACATCCCGAATGGCCTCAAGCACTTCGTCCGTGCGAAGCTGGTAACGTCCAGTGACGGCGACTTTGATTCCGGCAACATGCGGTACAAAGCCCGTGAGCGTTACTCGTTTGGGTGGTCTGACCCGCTGGCAATGTGGGGCAGCCCCGGCGCGTAACCGCGTTGTAGCAGATAAACCCCCGCCCCGGCGGGCGTTTGTTTTTGTGGTTGCGGCGCGCCGTTGCTGTGGTATCATGAATTCATTCCGGGGTTTCCGGTGTGGATGACAGTCCCGGCTGACGGTATGCAGACACCCACACCATCATGCTCGCATACGAGGACATCATGGCGAAAACTACGTTTTCCGGCCCCGTGCAGTCGAACAACGGCTTCATCGGCGGCGTCACTCTTACTCCTTACACGGTTGCCTCTATCCCCGCTGCCACAGGCCGCGCGGGTGAGATGGCGTTTGTTTCTAACGGTGCTGCTGGTGCCCCGGTCGTAGCGTTCAGTGACGGTACTGACTGGCTCCGCGTTGATACCCGCGCCGCTATCTCTGCGAGTTAATCATGGCCAAGACATCTAATCCGTTCTCCGCTGGGTTCCCCAAGTTCCCGATTAAGCCTAAGACTGCTCCGAAGGCCCGCGCTACGCCGACACCTTCAGCGACGCTTCCTCGCAAGAAGCCGTCTGACGCCAATCCGATGTTCTCCCGTGGTGGTATGGCGAAGAAGCGTGGGTGCTAAATGAGCACTTCCGGGACCGCAGCGTTTAATCTGGAGCTGACCGACCTTATCGAAGAGGCTTTCGAGCGGTGCGGCTCGGAGCTGCGGTCTGGGTATCACTTCACCACCGCACGCCGGAGCCTGAACTTACTTACGATTGAGTGGGCGAATCGCGGAATTAACCTCTGGAGTATCGAGGAGGGGCTGATCCCGTTGGCGCAGGGGCAAGCAGTTTACGCGCTTCCGGCGGACACGATTGATATTCTTGAGTCCGCAATTCGCACCAGTAACGGTGGGGTGACCACGGATATGCGGCTCACGCGCACCAGCGCTACGACGTATGCCGGGATAACCAATAAGGCTTCGCAGGGACGCCCGACACAGGTTTGGGTTGACCGACAAACGCACGCCGACCCGCCGGCTGGCCCCCCGTCCGTCCGCCCACTCCGTGCAGTTCTATGGCCTGTCCCTGACGGTGCGCAGATGGCGTTGGTGTATTGGCGCATGCGCAGGACGCAGGACGTCGCCGACGGGTCGAACACGGTGGATATACCGTTCCGATTCCTTGAGGCACTGACAGCGGGGTTGGCGTATAAGCTCGCCGCGAAGTTACCTGGGGTTGATCCGAACCGGGCGCAGTTTTTGAAAGCTGAGTACGAGGAGCAGTTCCAGCGAGCAGCGGAGGAAGACCGCGAGAAAGCTGATTTGCATATCACCCCGCGTATTGGGAGGTAAGCATGGCTAAGTTTGCATCGGGCAAGCACGCACTAGCGGTTTGTGACGTATGCGGGCAGACTGTTCGCTACGTAGAGTTGCGCCCCGTGTATGTCGACCGTCGTCGGACAGGTACGCTCTCATGTCAGTCGTGCTGGGATGAAGACCATCCACAGTTGCAGGCGGGCAAGCGGGTTCGCGCAGATGCAGAGGGGCTTGAGCACGCCAGGCCGGACAGTAATGTCGGGGAGGCGCGGGATATACAGTGGGGGTGGGCTCCTGTGGGCGGAGGGTTCGGTGTGTTGACCCCGAACACGCTGGTGCTGATTAGCACGATCGGAGCGTATGAGGTGCGCACATGAACTACACTGAATTGGTTATTGCGATCCAGTCTCATCTTGAAAATACGTTCCCGACGTTCACCACGTGGGATGGGGTTGGGGATACTCCGGCGCAGCAGATAGCGCGGTTTGTTCATCTGGCGGAGCGGCGTGTCTATCAGCAGCTAGGGCTTCCTGTTTTGCGGCATTACGCTACGCAGACGCTAAATCCCGGAAACCCTGTACTGGCTATCCCTGTGGATGTAGTGACACTCTGCGCGGTAGCGGTGTCGCTGCCGACGGGGGATGTGCAGCACCTCATCCCGAAGGACCCGGAGTTTATCCGCGCGGCGTACCCCAACCCCACACGCATGAGCATCCCGAAGTATTACGCGCTGACAGGCTCGCCGGGGAGCACTACTATGCGGTGTATCGTTGGGCCAACCCCGGACAATACATACTCTGTGAACGTCGAGTACTTTGGGTATCCGGAGTCTATCACCACCGCTGTAGGCGGGCATACTTGGCTGGGCGATAACTTCGATAATCTCTTGTTGATGGCGTCGCTGCTCG